TGAAAAATTCTCGTAAGGCTGTATAATAACAGATGTGAACATTAACGACCAAACAGACACCCTCCAGTACGAACTAGCAAAGCTCATATACCGCTTTAAACGAGAGTACGATCTTAACGACTACACTATAGCAGGGTGTCTAGACTTCGCTAAACTCTCTGTACTGACTGAAACAGATGATGTTATATTCACAATGGAGGACGACACCGATGAAGAAGAAGACACCGACACCTTTGACCCACAGTTCTAGTCACAACCTTCCTATCATCCGGATCGTCTCAACAGAAGATGAGATGTTCACCAAGATGAACCTGGAGATGGAAGATGAAACCCACGATATGCTTGTTAAATGGGGCAAAGAGTTAGCATCCGATGAAGACTATATAAGCATAGCTATAAGAGCCGGACTAGAGGAATATATGGATAGTATAGAAGACTCCTCTGAAAAGATTTGGTAGAAAAATCTGAGGGGCTTACGCTATATACGCACGCAAGTTTTACCCCCGCATACCCGTAAGTATTTTATAGGGCAGGGGGATAGCATTCGCATAATACACATTATGTCTAATAGCTTTCGTTGATTATCAAGGACTTATGCAAACATCATAGATTCTGGAGTAAAAGCTCTCAACTATTTTCGCAAATCAACAGAGATTGCCGGCTGTTTGCGTCATTGATCAGGAGCTTTTGTTAGTCGCCTAGATGCAAGTTAGTTGCGTTTGGTCTTATGTTTGTTTTTCTTTTTCGATGTTCTTTCATCGCTCACAATCGCTCACCTTTTCCATTCAAAACGATCATAAGCGATCATAATAACATTAATCAGTTGAACTAATACAAACATCATTTGAACTTTTTTTGGTGGAAGTATCTTTGAAATTAGTGCAAAGGTGAGATCAGCAAGGCACTTCCGCTTTGCATTTAACTACTAATACTACTATGGACTACTACGAATCAGCAATCGGTGAAATCATCACCAAACAACGAGCATTCCTTGAACTTGAGAAGCATGGCATCGAAGATTACGATGAATTTCTAAACGATTTAGGCGACAAATTTGAGTATCTTGCAACGGATGTCCTCGATTGGCTTGGATATTAATAACAAATCAAAACTACTACATTACTACTACTATGAAAAACGACAATACTTACAACGGCTGGACAAACTACGCAACTTGGCGTGTAAACTTGGAGCTATTTGATGGCGACAATGAAAAGTGGTCTTATGGCTCGTCTGATGGAATGCGTGAATTTGCAGAGCTATTGATTGAGGAAAGTACAGATGAAGGTATCGGCAGAGACTATGCAATGGCTTTCCTTGATGAAGTCAACTGGCAAGAAATTGCAGAGCATTACGAAGAAGAAGAACTTGCAACCGCTTAAAGACTATGAAACAAAAAATCTTAGACATTCTCATCATGAATCTTATCTTTGGCTCTTTTTGGCTATTCGCTTTGATCTACTTTACTAGCTAATTACCTATCTACCTATTTATTAAAATGAACCATCCAAACTTTAAAGAATCAGTAGAAATTACCAGAAGTGCTTTTTATTTATTGCGAGGCAATGATGAAAAAAGTTGGAGAGATTATGGAAACAATGAACACGCAGAATGGACTGTTTACATCAATGAAGGAGTCAGGCTATTAGCCTTATGCAACTTTTTATCTGGTGTTACTCAATACTATGTCCAAGACATTAACGCTTAACCTTACCATAAGACACACATGAACCAAGAATTGATAAACCAAGTTTTAAAACAAATCGATATTGATATTCTAGAATACGCAGACACAACTGCACTTGAAACGCTTTTAAAATCATGTCCGATAGAAGCACTTAAATCTTACCTACCCGAAAGCGAATGAGTGTTACCGAATACCTAACCGATCACAACGGGAACCGGATTGCTTTCTTCTACTACATCGACAGTGAGCGTTATTCTGTAGCTCCTAAGCTTGTGTGGCAGTGCCGTGATCATCGTCAGTATAGAGGCACCTGTGCGAGCAAAGAGGAAGCGTTTGAAGCGTTCAAATCCGTGCTTAAAGAATTAAAGAAGCGTAAAACCTGTGATGTTTGCGATAAAAGCTTGCAAGGGATGGAAAACGAAGGCACAAGATGTATCGATCATGACTTTAACCGATAAAAACCAATACCCAAAATGAATACCATTACACCTACATTACCTGACCAGATAGAACTATGTTCCTTTCCTTTTCAAGACGAAGGGAATTGGCACAACGCAACTGTTTTCTTTTTTACCGATGATACTTACACGATTTATCAGTACGAAGACCACTACGATATATCCAAAGAAGAAGCAGATGAATATTGTGAGAAGCATGAGCAACGCATCAGAGAGTATGCACAATATGTACACGATACAGGTACTGACCCACTTAATAATTATATGGGCGTTGCTCGTACCGAAACCAAAACATCTGTTGCTTTTGTTAAGTTTGGTAGGTACATCGGATGCGACAAGAAAGGCTTTAGCGTTTTAAGTGTGGAGTGGGAAGGTAAGACTTACGAAAACCTAACCGAATTACCTAGTCATGTATATGATTACCTGTGCTTAAAGCGTGATGGTATGCGATATATCATGGAAGGTGTTACCTCGGTTGAGATGTTAGAACAAGAATGCACAGACATTAACAACTTTGCTCACAACTCTTTTAAATGCATGATTGAATATAAAGTTGATCGTCCCTCTGATGTTATCGCTGAAGAGCTTCGTGCTGTTGCTAACAAATCTTTATGACAGATAACCTAACTAACCCATCCGATCTTTCCACGCTTGACGATATATCTATCCAGACTTTGATCGATCATTACCTGTCCGTTAAGCAAAAGCTACCTGACAATTTAACTGTCCGTGATAGGCTCGTGGAGCTTCAACAAGAACTACTTAATAGAACCAATAAAGAATGATGACAATGCTAGGCTTCGGAGCTTTTCTAATTATCGGATTGTTATTCTTGGCTTGGCTATATGATGACCTATGAAAGAACTATTACTTGACCCTGTGGACATGACTGAAGAGTTGATGTTCCACATTTTTAACAACGACATGAACCGAGAGCTTGACGGAAGATGGCTTGACCTTTACCTGTCCCTTCAGCTTTATAAAGAACACTTGGAGAAACTGGAGGAAGAATGAGAGGAGTTAATTACGACAACTGGCTTAACCGACACAACCCATACGATGATGAACTTGATGAAGAACTTGAAGAACATATTAATAAACTCCGTGAAATGGATAATGAAGACGATCAAAGGGACTACTGTGACGAACAAAAGCTCTCCTTCTACGAGATCGAACACCGCCTCAAGTAGTGACCTGTTCTGGGAGGCGGAGGCTGACATAATACGGAGCGAATTGTTAGATGAATGAACATTACGGAGTCCAAGGGTACGCTCGTCACGACATCAACTACAGCGAGATAGATCATAAAGCTATTAACGATGGGTTCCAACAGTTCTGGATGCAGTGTCAACTCTATGGCTTTGAAAGAAACGAGGATGGTACATACAAGCGTGACGAAAACGGCAGACTTATACCTGTCCGCAGTAACAAGCCTCGGATGAAACCGAAAACCTTTTACGATTACTTTGAGAATCTATGAGTGTTCATGTAGCTAAAATGAGGGAGTGGGGACGGACGCAGTACCGTAACCGACAAGCCAAACTCAGGCAGGAGGGAGAAAGTAGTCACACAGCATCGTGCAAGCGGATGTTACAGAGTATGTGTCCGAAGTTAGGTGACCGTGTAAAGCACATCATCGATCAGTTCTCAAGTCCAGGATACACGACACCGCTTTACCTGACCTTCGTCATGGATATGTGTCCGTATGAGATTGCTGTTATTGCTTTGCGTACCTTCCTTAATAACTTAGACAACCACTTAGCAATTGGTAAGATGGGGTACAAGATTGGAAAAGCATTTGAGAATGAAGCTCGTTGGAAGTATGCATTGGAGAACCTGAGTCTCAACAAGCAAGATTTGTTAGCGATACCTGACCGTAAGAAACAGAGTAAGATCAAGCAGTTCTATAAGTACGAAGATGTCCGGTTTGAATTGTGGCATCACAAGGCTAAGGTTGGTTTGGGATTGTGGTTGTTGGAGGAAATCCGACAGCAGACTGGTCTGTTTAAAGTGGGTATGCGTGAGAGTACAAGTAGTAACAGACCGGAACGCTTTGTATTACCCACTAATGAGTTTAAAGATTGGATACATCGCTTTGATAAGTGGAAGGAAGCAGGACAAGTATTTAAAATGGCATTACCTGACCGACCTGTTGAGTGGCACGGCTTAGTGGGTGGTGGATACGATATTGAACAACTGCCTGCACAGACTTTCTTCACAGGTAAACCTGTTGAGTGGTTTGAAGGGAATAACTACGATCATGTAATGTCTGCTGTTAACCGATTGCAGGTGGTAGAGTGGCAGATCAATAAGGATATGTTAGATATTACATTGAAGTGTTGGGAGAACGAGCGAGTAGTAGGAAACATTCCACAATTTGGAGAGATACCTGAGCAACCATACTATACAGGTGGTGATGAGCAAGAGTTGATGGTATGGAAATTAAAGCAGAAAGATATTAAACAAACTAACGCTAGTAACAGCTCTAAAAGATACCAAGCTTGTCGTGTCTTACACCTAGCTAAGATGTACAGTAAGTGGGACAAGTTATACTTCCCGTATCGATGTGATTACCGAGGCAGAGTGTACGCTATTCCGTACTACTTACATCCACAAGGGTCTGATCTAGCTAAGAGTTTGTTGGACTTTAAGAGCGGTCAGCAAGTGGTGGATGAAGAGGACTTGGAAGCTGTACTTGTACACGGTGCGAACATGTGGGGAGTGAAGGGTACACGAGAGGAAAGACTTGAGTGGGTAGGTAAGAGACAGAAGTTTATCCTTGAAGCAGCGAATGATCCACACGGAACCGATTGGTGGACAGATGCTAGTGATCCGTTCTGTTTCCTTAGATTCTGTTTAGAGTACAAGAAGTACACGGAAGAAGGCTACGGATATGTTAGCTACTTACCTGTTCGTCAGGACTGTAGTAACAATGGTATGCAGATACTGAGTTTGTTATTACGAGACAAAGAGATCGGTAGGATGTGCAACCTGGTAGAAGAGAACAAAGCTAACGATATGTACCAGTATGTAGCAGATCGGATACACGATGAGCTAGTAAAAGATGGTGGTGTTATTGCTAAGACTTGGATGCAGTACGGTATCAAAAGAAAGATAGCTAAGATGGCAGTGATGAACCGTCCGTATGGTGCTACTAGTTACAACTTGGTACAGGATTTATTTAAAAGTATAGGAGTTAATCATCCGTGGAGTAGCACAGGTGAGATGTTAACTGCTGTCATTTGGATCAGTAATATCATTAACACGATAGCTGATGAAGTATGTGAACCAGTAAAGAAAGTAATGAGGTATCTTAGAGAGACTATTCGATGCTTACCTTACGACAACGGTATTACTTGGACTACACCTACAGGATTTAAAGTTAAGCAGAGCTTTCGCAAGTACAGAAAGATAGATTTAGAATCTGTATTTGATAACACTACTGTATATGTCCGCACCCACACTGAGACAGATGAGATAGATACCAAGCAACACGGAAACGCAGTGACTGCTAACTTTATTCACAGTCTGGACGCATGTATTGTACATCAAGTAGCGAATCAAGTTGACTTTGACCTAGCAACTATTCATGACTGCTTTGTGACCCACGCTTGTAACGCTAAACAAATACACGGTATCGTCCGTAGAGCTTACACTAAAACATTTAATGTTGATCTCCTGACTGAGTTCCGAATGGAGCAAATCAACATGAACCCGAAAGTAGAACTTCCACCCGTGCCGGAACTTGGAGACTTAGATGTGTCCGCAGTATTACGGAGTAAGTATCTACTTTCTTAACACCGATAAATAAAAATAGATATGGCTATTAAAGCACGAAAGAAACACGCTATTATGAAAGCAAAGGGAGTGACTAAATACTGTCACCTTAATGAACCAAACAAAAAGTTTGATCCGGAGTTTGGTACATACAGTTGCGATGTCGTAATAGATAAAGAACAAGCAGATCAAATTAAGAATGTATTGCGTCCTTTGTTTGAAGAAGAACTGCGTGAGGTACAAGAAGCGAATGCTGGTAAGAAGATTACACAGCGTGAGATTCCTATTGATGAAGTGGAAGGTGGACACCTGATTAAGGTTAAACTGAAAGCTGGTGGACGCAGAAGAGATGGCAGTGAGTATCACTTGTCCGTTGCTCTGTACGATTCGGCTGGTAAACCACTGGATAAAGATGTGAAAGTATGGGGTGGTAGCACAGTTAATGTAGCGTTCCGTCCTAAGTTCTACTACACAGCAGCCGTTGGATTTGGGGTGTCCTTTGAGTTGCAAGCAGTACAAGTCGTTCAATTAGGTGAAGGTGGAGTATCCGGTATTGCAGCATCTGCATTCGGGTTCACTACTGAAGAAGAAGGATTTGTTAATGGTGGTGAAAACTTAGAGGGTGGATTTGATGCGGAAGAAACGGAAGAAGAGGTCATCGCCAACTTCTAAGTATCGTTCCGGATTCGAGCAAACATTAGCTAACCAGCTACAGCGTAGCGGTGTTGCTTTTGAGTACGAGACAATCAAGTTAGAGTATCAAAAGATAGCTACCTATACTCCCGACTTCATACTACCCAACGGCATCATCATTGAAGCCAAGGGTGTATGGACGGTGGAGGATCGGACGAAGCATGTACTAATCAGACAACAACATCC